CACTCTTGTGAGATTAACCAAACAATTGGAAACAGCTCAGAAATTTAACAGATTAACAAAAACAGAAAATTTAAAACCTTTGTGTTTTTTATTCTGCAATTTGTTAGTTCCTGTGTTTCTAAGAAAAGATCTGATTTTGGTTGATTGTTTTGTTTTTATTTGTTACATGTTTTTGAATGGTTCGTGGTTTGTTATTAAGGGACCTCTGGGAAAATTGGTTCAAAGCCGTTATGATGCTTGTTCCGAATTTCTTAACAGTAACAAAGTTGAGTTTGCACCTTCTGAAAATGTGCAACCGGATGCCACTTCTAAAGCTATCTATCAGGATTGGAATGATAGGTTGGCCAAGGTTAATGCGTACAACAAATCGCATGCTGAATCAGAACTTTTGAAAAATCTATGGAAAAAGGTTGACGAAATGGCTGTAACAGTTAAAAACCTTGGTCAGGAAGTGGAGAACCAGGTACAGGAATCAAGAAAGAGAAGTAGGATGGTTTTTGGGTATGATGACGAAATGTCTGAAAGACCCCCACAGAGAGCTAGTAGTAGTGCACCTGTCAACCAGCTTAAAAGGGCCAAAATTGATTTGGTTGATGAGTTGGTAAGGGCAGGGAAAACTGTTGATTGGGCTTCAGAACCAATGGAGGCCATAAAGCAGCTTTCAAGCATTAGTAACCAAATTTTAACTCGTTTGGATAAACTGGAATCTTTCAATAATGGTTTTCAACCTTATATGAAAGATGCCGTTGATCACATGCCTAGAGATCCAAAAATGTATCCACATAAAGAGTCTCTAGGAGATACACGTGTTACAGCTAGTCCTCCTGTAGATGTACGGAAAAAGAAGAGAATTGTAAAAGAACAAAGTCAGATGGATTCTGAACCGACGAATGTGAAGTTGCAGAAATCGGTTACTGCAATCTATTTTGATGAAAATAAAAATTTAGTATTTAGTGGTATGGGTATAGCACTAGGTAAAGGAACTTTAACACTGCGTCATGTTGCTGAGGCGAATGGAAAGCTAAAAGATCCTAAAGAAATTTCTGTTAGATCTCACGATGGTCGTGTTATGTGTGTTTCTAAAATACACGAATTTAACTCGCCTGTCGAAGGGTTTGTTCTTTTAGAACATCCACCTTTGGTAACTACGATTAAAAAGAACCAGGTTGGCTTGCCTGTTTCTGGAAAGTGTGTAATGTTTCGAAAAGATACATTGGTAGGCGGGGACTTCCGGAAAGAAGAATCATATTATGTTCATGATATGACTACTACTTTTGGAGATTCAGGTTCACCAATTTTCTTTGGAAATAAAATGATTGGCCTTCATAGGGGGACTTTGGGAAGCAATAATATTGCTATACCAATTCCTCAGGAGGTTTTTCATTAACAGGGTGGCGCCCTTTAAAAAGCCGCTCCTGTAATTTCTATAGATATGATCTTTTCTATAGTGCACAAGAAGATGAAGACTTTTCAAATTTGGAAGGTTATTTGTTTCCTTGTCATAGACAGCCTCTCCCTAGATCTAAGTTAGTTTTTAGTCCTCTTTTAGATTCACCCGGAAAGTATGTGAAAGCTCCTTTGGATAAGGCATCAATGTACAATGGCATTCTTAAGTATATTCATCCTTACAAAAATCCTGATATGGATAGATGTGAGGAAATATTGGAATGGCTTGATGCCATTTTAGGACCTTTATTTGAAGTGGGAATGTGGACCAGAGAAAAATCTATAGACGAGTTAAAATTGGATAAAGCATGTGGCCCTCCTTTTAATTGGATGTATGGTCCAACGAAAGGAGATGCTATAAAGCATTTCACATTTGATGAAGTGCTTGACCAATTTATGAATTATACACAAGCTTCTAATGGTACTTTAAAAGACGAATTGAGATCGTCCGATAAAGATGCTCGTTTGTTTATTCCAGCCAATTTTGTAATGATTTTGGTATCCATTTGGTTATTTGGAGCTCAAAATGATGCTATGGCTGAATCAAAAACTTGTCCAGTTCAGATAGGTCTACAAACCCCGGGTCCTGAGGCGGTAAACTTTTGGTATTTTTTCAGTTTATGTACCGCTTTATTTATTCAAGGAGATGGCTCCGGACATGATGCTCGGTTAAGTCCTATGTTGTGCATATTGTGTCGAGAACTTAGAAAGAGACATTTACCAAAGATGTTTCATAAGATGGTTGACCGATACTATGACATGACTTATAGGATGAAAGTAAACATGTCAGGTTCTATGTTTGAGCTGATAGGCCAACAGTCAGGTCAAACAAACACAGCGTCAGACAACTCCATAGCTACTCTTGCTTTGTTAATTAATGCAGCAATAGAAAAAGGTCTATCCTTGCACGAATTTTTAAATTTTAGAATCGGTGTTATGGGAGATGATTTATTGTTGAATTCTACATTAACAGAAAAAGATTTGGATTTGTCTTGGCAATCTTTCGGTATGTACATAGAAATCCCTAATTTTAATCAATCTTTTTACGAGATGACATTCATGGGAATGCATCCCGTTTTGCTTTCTGATCGTCTGTGTTTTACTTACAATGAAGAGAAAATGTTAGACGCCGTTAATTGGTACAAGAAGGGAAGAACTTATGAACAAAGATTGGACAAACTGATAAGTATTGCTCAATTGATGTTTGCAAGTCCTTTGTTTAAAGTCTTCTATACTGTTTGTTGTAAGTTTTATCACGACAATCAAGCTCACATGTCAGATTTGAGTGCCAAGAAATTGGCACTTTTGTCCAACCCCAATCTGTATAACCTGTATTTTGGGGAGGAATCAGTTAGGAGGTGTTAGTTTTTCACCTCCTTTCATTTAGCTGGTTCAGGAAAATACACACCAGTTAAATAAAGTGATCCCACATGGCAAAAGCAAAGAAAGCAAGTCCTGCGCCTCCTAAAAAGAAGCAAAATAAGCGGAAAAACAGTCAAGGTATTAATAACGGCATGCAAGCTTCAAAAGTTGTTGCACCTGTTTCTTTTGGAA